TTATCGATCAGAATCTTGCGGATCTGTGCGAACTCCGAAAAATCACCCGCCGTATTGAACGGGGTGCTGCCCGCTGTGCCGTACGCGCGCGAAGCGCCGCGCTTGGCCGCCAGGAACAGGTCGGTTTCCATTTCGTTGCACAGCGTCCGCATCGCCTGCTCGAACTGCTGCTGGATGATGTCATTGTAGAGTGGTCGAACGCTCATCTGTTCGTTGCCGTTCCACGGGAAAGTCACCGATCTTTCCTTGCTGATGGTGATGTCGCCGTAGCTGACAGTCTCACCGGCTGGATCGGGACCGGTTGCCGCAGCCGAGATGTCCGCGGCTGCGCGTGCAGCCACGATTGGATAGCGAATGGTCTGGTCTTTGGCGACCTGCTCCACGTCAGAATCCTTGTAGACGCCGCCGATAAAACCGATCTGTTCGCGTGCCACCTTATTGGCGGCTTGGTACAGGATGGGGATCAACCCCGTCAGTGTGTTTGCGCTCATTGGTTACTCCTTATAAATGTTTGGGATGGCTGATCGGATGGATCAGTCTTCCACGGTTCCGCCGCCTGTGATGAATTTGGCTTGCTCCACAGGGTGCATCTGTTTGAAAGCGGCGCGGTTCATAACCTTTGGATTTTCATCCTTCTGGTCGTGGGTGGCGGGATCAGCGGGTGGCGTGAAGAGAGCCGCCGAATTGTCGGTCGTCAGCGACGCATCGCGCATACTGACATACAACGAATTGGCCTGCTCAGCCTTGTACTTGGCCTCATCCAGCGCGGGGCGCAGTTCAAGCGCTTTCTCCTTGCCTTCCTCCGTCCCATCGTTGAAGAGCGTATCCATCTCGTTCAGGATGCGCTTGACTTCTGCGTCCGCGGCGAGCGCGGCATCGTACATGGGTTTCAGATTCGACATTGCGTAAACTCCTTATTTCCAAAGTTGAACATATTCACGCAGGCTCTGCGCCTCGCGTTCTGTGTCATCCACCGGCTCTACATCGCTGGATAATAGAGCAGGCGGGACATTGATATAAGTATGCAGGGCATTGACAAAGGCCACATTTGCAAAACGATTTTGTGCCTTCTGCCCGCCCTGGATGACCTCATCGGCGAAGCCATAATCAACGGCCTCACGCGCACTCATCCAGGTTTCATTCGCCATCATCCTGGCGATCTTGCCCTCGTCCATCCCCGTGCGTGCGGCATAGACCGGAACAATTCCGTCCTTGATGCTCCTTAGATCGTCGCGTAACTTGCCGAGCATCTCGATATCGAGCGCCGCAAAGAACACCACCACCGCCGGATCATGGATCATCATATAGGCCGAGTCCATAATTTTCACAGTCTGACCTGCAATGGCTACAATTACAGCCGCACTGGCCGCCATGCCGTCAATGCGCGTCGTGATCTCGCCGGGATATTCCGTCATGATCGAGCGCATCACACTGGCGGCGATCACATCTCCGCCCGGCGAATCGATCTTGAGCAGCACCGGCCCGCCGCCGCCCATTTTGTAAAGATCGTCCTTGAACTTCTTCGGCGTGATGTCATCATCGAACCAGGAATACTCCGAAATCACGCCATACAGTTCCATTTCGGTTTGTCCGCTCTGCGACTCTTCGGCATTCACGAACCGCCAAAACGGTTCATACGGCTTTGCGTTTCCATCGAAACATCTAATCGGGTTATACTGTGACATTTTCCACTGCTCCAATCTCGGCATTATTGCGCGTCATCCAAAACTTGTCGCCATCGGGATATCCATTGAGATCTTCATGCTCACGCGCCTCATTCGGTTGAAGCATTCCAGAACCGATTTGAATTGCGTGGATCTCCGCACGTTTCTTCGCGTCCGTTCGTAGAATGGACTCACGGATGAATTTGAAATAATTATCGTTTTGCTCGGCTTCTGAAAGCCAGCGCAGGCGGGCGGCCTGTTCCCATTGCACTAGGTACGGGTCCAGCGTGGATTTGAGATAATCCAGGTCCTGCTGGTCGTTGCTCTCATAGGATTGTTTTCCCATGTTGAGCTTGTATTCGGGATACTTGAAAAAATTGGCAATGTCCCGATCCGTAGCGTTCTCGCTTTCTAGGAATTGCGCATCGGTCAACTTCATCGTGATCGGCTCGAACTTGACCACCTTGTTATCGAAGACCGCCAGGTTCCCAGCGTTCTCCGATCCAGAAATGATCTCGCTATACGCTTCCCGGTATTTTTCACGCCCGGCCTTATCTAGCGATGCATTCACCTGCACGTAAGCGGACGGATTGAGTCCCTGCCCCTGGATGGAATTCTGCGTCTCAGACATACCCATGCGCAGGCCGATGGTCTCACGCGCATATTCCAGCACAGACTTACCCCAGATGCCATTGGTCGAGTTGATCATGCTATGCATCACTTCGACCTGCGGGATATATTTTTTCTGCCCGTTCGGGAACATGACCTCATACCAAAGGTCGCCGTTCGGGTCCATCTTCGGCCAGGTCATATTCGACGGCAGGATGAACAATTCAAGCGGCGATTTGAGCGGCTTCCAGATCAAGGCATTGCCCCAGAACATCAGCCACTGCATACAGGTCTTTTTCATGATGAATGGCGTCATCCAGCGGTTCGGTGAGACTTCGAGCAGATACGCCATATTGCGGGTCACCGCATCCGGGGTGATCTTCTCGGTCTTGCCGTTCGCACGCCGAAACATTTGCAACGGCATATTTGCAACATCATCACTGATGCCATTTGCACAGCGATAGACTGCCGCCACCCGCTTCGACGTCTCTGGTGAAACGTATTGATTGGCTTTGGTCAGCACACGACCGGAATAAACCGATCCGCCCTGATCCGGGACCTGTTCCATCTTCGCCGGTGGATCTGCTCTTGCAGTTTGTAAAGCGCCTGAAACGATCATTGATTAGCCTTGGCCTTCCCGATCAAGTAACTGAAATGCAGGCAGAAGACACCCGCCGTATAAAATGCCGCGATGGGATGAAGTAGATATGCGCCGATGGTGATCAATGCGGCGCCTGAAAAATAAAAGATGTCATCGAGATATTTATTCATCCGTCAAATCCCGCAACCATTTATTCTCGATCCAGATCTCCGTCTGGATCTCCCCGCCTACGTTGGAGCCCCGCATCCCGCTCGGGTTGATCACCGGCATGTAGGCCGGGCCGCATGGTGGCGGAATGGTCTGCCCAAATTTGCCCACGCACCAGCAAATATGGATCAGCTCGGGATTGGTAAGGTAGGTCATGCCTGCCGGGATGCTTCCGATAATCCCTTCGAGTTGCGAAAAACCGTTCTGTTCCTTCAACACCCGTACCAGGTTGCCCATAAATACGCCCCGCGCCGGGATGCGATAACCGGAACCATCGTCGAAATTTGCACCAAAATTCTTAGTATTGTTATGCTCGAACAGCCACGAAAACGCCCTGGCAGTATTGATCCATTGGATTGAATCCATGCAGGCCTTGGATGGAAATATCGTATGCGGTTTGTCCGCTTTCGGGTGTGCATACACCCGCACGATCCCGAACGAACCCCTATTCTGATCGCCATCCGGCATCTCGGAATGGAAGCGCACCATGCGGATGCACCCATCCAGGAAAGGACCGGGGGTGATCGGCAGCAGTTCACCGATGACTCTCACCGCCTGCGCCGGGATCCAGCGGTTGGAATCGATCTGCAGCCAGCCGTTCTTGCTGACCGTCCACTCCACCAACGTCTCGGCGCGCACCTTGCCCATCGTCCAGCTTGTGCCTGGCCCGCGTCGCGTCTGGATATCAACCTTCAAGCGTCCGATCATTTGAAAATAACCTCGATCTGCCCAGTGAAAATTCCGAAGAGTAATCCAACGAACAGAATTCCCAGCGCGCTCGCCAGCCATAGGCCAACTTTGTAGAAAATTAACACTGGCCTTGTTTCATCGCACATCGTTTTGTATTGTTTCTCTAATGCGGCGACCTTTTCATAAATATCAATGATGGCAGAGAATAGAAGCACATCACGGGTATTCGCGTCTATATTTCCGCCCTTCTCGATCACGTCTCTTAATTTCTTGATGACCTCATTATTCCCATTTGCCATGTTTCTGCTCACTTCGCCATAGGTTGTTTTTTTTCAGACGAATAGCTCTTGCCAATCACCGGCGTACCTTTCAATGCAAAATGCCAGAACTTGGCCAAACCTAACTCTGTGACGAATGCGCTGAATGTCAACAGGAAAGCCGCAACGTATCCAAGTTGGACATCGATGGCCGCCACCACGTCGAGATGACCTGTGAAGAGCGCCACACCACAGCCAACGAAAACGGCCAAGGTCGCATATAAAGTAATCTTTGGCGCAAGGCCATCCGGCAATCCAAACCATGCCTTGCCCACGTTGATGACTGCCGCCAGGAAAGCAGGGAAGCCAATCAGGCTGGCGATGATGGCAAAGATGTCATTGATATTGGGGATCGTACTCATGAGATATTCTCCTTTTAGTAAACAGAAAAGCCCCGGCAAATCCATAAATGGATTTGCCGGGGCTTCAACCTTTCGGTTCTACTGACTCGACATGGCCGCACAAAGAGCGGCCGCTCAATTGTCAATATTATAGCACAATCATTCTACGAATACAACTACCAATTTTCCCCTCCCCTAAATGCGAAGCATTTGGGGGAGGCTGGGAGGGGGTCATCCCGGCGTCAGTGACCCATTGTCACTGAATGGCCAATCACGAAAAAGCATCTCGCTGATATTTTG